TGACAGAAAACCAAGAGGCTGCTGTTCGCAAGGCTATGGCACGCGCAGAAAAGCGCGAAGTCGAGCGCAACGCTGAGTGGGAAGCCGCCGCAGATTGCCCAGAGGGCCGAGTAGAGGTGACTGGCGTGATCCTTTCTGTTGACATCCGCGAAACTGCTTTTGGCAGCCAGTGGAAGATGCTGGTGCGCGACGATAGTGGCTTTAAGGTTTGGGGGTCTATCCCGCAAAAATTGAAGGAGCAAACTGAGACTTTCCTTAACCATCAGTTTTTTGACGGTACAGACTTAAAGGGCAAGCGCGTCTCATTTATTGCGGCAATCACGCCAAGTAAGGACGATCAGAAGTTTGGGTTTTTAAAGCGCCCAACAAAAGCAAAGCTGGAGGATTAAATGAAACAGCCAAGTTTCAAAGAGGATGACCTAGTCACAGTGGACGGTCCAAATGGCCGTCCCGTGACTGCTATGGTGCGGAGGGTCACGCACATCGATGACAAAAGCTACAACGTCACTTTTGAAAACATGCAAACCGCCGATAGATTTGACTATCAGTATTTTTATCGGTAAAAAGAGTTTTGGGGTGGTGAACCCACCTGCGCGAACCCTCTAATGCACGCATGATGGGGGTCAATCCTACGGTCTTAGTAGACCACCCCAAATCCACTCCTTTATTTTTTCTTGTTCTGGAAGCTCTCCAACGCACCGGCACCAAAATAGAAACCCAGAATAATCATCATCGCATAATTGATGCTAAACTGTTCCATCACTTTGGTCACCGCGTCGGGGTCACCCTCTCCGGCTATAGTCATTGTCAACACAATTATGTAACTAGCCAGAAACGTAAATCCAAACATCAACGCAAGATAGCGTTGTGCGATCTTGAATGGCGCGTAGGCCGTCATCAGGTCGATGCGGGCCTTACTCTTTGCCGCGATAGCTTCCTCATCAGAGGTGTGCATATCGTCAATAAGCTTCATGCCCTGACTGATAACGTCACCCGATCCTAATATTTTCCCTAGCACACCTAGCATTACTCAACTCCTAACATTCGGGATAATCCAAAAACTTCCATCAGCATAAACGTAAAAAACAAAAGCAACACACCACCAGCGATTAACTTACCGGAGAAATTTGTTGAGCCTATTTTTATAGCCACAAATTCGTTGCCCAAAATTCTGAGTACAAGCTCAAAGCTGTTCTCTCCAACTGCAATCGTCAGTGGTTTTTTTTCCTCACTCATCAGCTAAAGCCCTCATCCTCTTGACCAAACGATTGGCGCGGTTCGTTACCTGGTCATACCACTTACTGTCGACCATCTCGTCAGCGGCCCCTGACCAGTTACGCTCATCAACGCAACGCCGCATGCCCCTAAATTTCTTCATGGTAGGCAAACCGAGGTTAAACATCATGTTGGCGATAATTCTTTGCGCCTCTTCGGGCAGCTCGCTAAAGTCCTCATAAAGCCTACTACAGTCCTCGCGAACAACAGCCACGTCCAATTCAAACAGTTGCTTCATACGACGCTCGGTGATCGTGTAGCCCTCCGGCTTACCGTGTTCTGCATCACCGGCCACAATCTTATGGCCCACGCCTACAGTCAAAAAATTTTCTGTACACCTATATATATCTAACCGCATTCCCTCGTCAGAGATTAACTCTTCGCGCAGTTTTTCAATATTCATCGTCTTATCTCCAAAACATAATTAACCGCTTTATGCCAGCTTTCAATTTCCGCTTCCACAGTAAACCGCGATGGCGACATGCGTTTAGTACGTTGTGACACCGATTTGGTGGGCATGAACACGCAGCGTCTGTGTTGTGGATTACCGGCAACCAAAGCATAGATATCAAAGTCCTTTTCGTTTGGGATAGTTTTGATTTTATTACCGTGAGCAAGTTGGAATTGATAACTGGCGTTACGATATTGTCTCTCATGCAGCGTCGCAGTCTTAACTTGAACCCGCAGAAAGTGATCTGTAGTGAAAGCCACCAGATCGATACGATCCTGCTGCGCCAAAGCGACTTTATGCGTTCCAATCGACAATATAGCTGCGGCAGCAATGTATTCTCCCATTAACCCTGTTACTGTGGCAGTCAACGCTTTAGAAACCAAAACATTGCGGCCAACAACCCCAAACATAACAGTGCGAGCATGGCGATTGCAATGCCCTCTAGAATTTGACGCTTTAACTCCTGCTGTTTGTAAACAGCTTCCTGCCGCTGACGCCTTATCTTGCCTTCAAGTCTGATCAGGTCAGCCCAAGCCTGCGGCCCATACGACATATTCAAAAATGTTTTCAATTCCTGCCGCTGCGCTTCTAACTTTTTTTTTGCGGCATAGCTGGCGAGAGCTTCTTCCTCGACAGATCCGGCGGCAAACAGCTTTTTAAATATTGGCGGGTTTTTAGATTGCTTGGCGGCGTTGTCAACATCAGACGCCATACGCATCCAGCGGGACACGTCGCCAATGCAGCTCTCCAAATCTTTCCCAGCCGCAATCATTTGCTTTATGGAATTAAAGGCGGTTGTAGCCCCAGCCACTGCCGCTGAGATAGTAATTGGGTCCATCAGCTAGATTACCTTCTTTAAGTTTTTTACATCGCCACTTTGATGGCATCAGGTTAACTATCTCGCCAATATCCTCTGACATTTGAAACGCCCTTCTGCGACATGCCTCCCTTGTGTCGCTATAAATTATAGAATGAAACTCAACACAATCAGTCGGTGACCCAATTACACAGGCTAATACAATAGCCTTAAACATTTTTCCCTAACAGCCTCTGGACTGTCTTAGTCTCCCAAATGCGGATTAACACCCACACTCCGGTAAACAAAGCAACAAAATCTGGAACCATAGCCATATATGCAGCCACTGTGCCGGTGCCTGCCGCCACGTCTAACACAACTTTTGTTTCATCGTTCATTAGACAGCTATCTCCATCAGGGTCATTGATGATTGTGAATTGTTATTATTCCAGTTGATTGACAGTTGACCATTTGCAGTGTCCCCGTTTAAATAAACTTTATAAGTACGAGCAGTTCCAGCCGTTGTTGCGAGTGGGTCAAAGATAGCAAACAAAAGTTTAGGGCCAATCATTTCGTATCGTTCGTTAAAATAAAAATCTTGCCTAGTACTAATTTGATTTGAAGCAGAATCTCTATACAGTATTGATTCATACCATTCAGCACCTGCCATCTGGTTTCCACACGAAACATTTGCCATAATGTATATTTTAGAGCCTGTTACCGTTGGTGTTATTGCTGTTGCAATGCCAGTGTATTCAGTCGAAGTTGAACCATTAATTGCTACGTTAGCACTGTGTACTGTGTTTACAACTTGGAGTATATTACCCGCTGGCATATCAGCCGCAACAAGAGACAGCTTAGAAGACGGAACTGTAGTTCCTGTCCCCAAAAAGTTTGCAAGATTACGGGCGTTGCTCATCTCTTACTCCGGCTTAGTAGGCCACTTAACATCATCAAGACTGGTAGCGCTCTTGGTAATGTCACGCAGTTCCTGACGATATGCTTTACGCTCATCGCTCATTGTTAGGTCGCTAGATGCCCACCAGTCCACTTCGGCAAGTCGTCTGTCGCGCTCTGCCCGTAGCAGCTTCATAGGCTCTGCTGCCTTTATCTCGTCAGCCTTTGCCTTGACCGCTGACCAAGTTGTACCCCAGTCATCAGGACTGCTGCTTTCGATAGCCGAACCATTGGAATCAGCGCCCGTAACTTTACGGAACATCTCGTTGAACTCATCTTCTGTTGTTGGCTCACCTCTAAGCACCCATTCTTTGATGCCTAGCTCTGTAAGTGCCTCTGCTATACTCATCTTATTCTCCTATCCTATTAAATAACCACAAAAATACGCATAATAATTTATGGCATACCAATCGTCTGCATTAGTGTTGCCTACTTTACCTTGCGCTTCTATATAGTCGTTAGCTTGCAAATAAGTAACAGTTGCTAAAGCAACCGTATCGCCTTGAAAACTGTTATGTTTAAAAGCTATTGTTGTTGTTGAACCGCCCGAAGTTTTCCTGAACCGGCATTCGCCATACGATGATGTGGTAGTGGCATCATGTAAGAATTGCATATAAAAATAATATGACCCCGTAATTGGCGCAGTAAATTTATAGTTCGATGTATCATAATTATTGCCAATGTCGTGTTCAGTTGTGTTAAAAGGCATTGTATTAAAGCTAGTATTACCAAAACTTTGCCATGCGTTAGCGTTGTTAGTCGCAAAGAAAGATGGCTTAGTTGACATTGCAACAGCAGTCGAGGATGGGCCTTGGATGTCGGAGACTTTCAAGATGCTTGTCATTGTGCAATCTCCATAAGGGTTATCGAAGAAATTGGACAGGCAGGGTAAGTTGAACTATCGTTATAATTATGATTTCGATTTACATATGTGGGAAAACTTGTGTTATAGCCTCCAATATCTACACCGTACTGCACTGCACTTGTTGTAGAAGGTGAATCTAAGTATTCAACACTAATATGTTTCATATCGTATATTGCACTCGTTTGACCACCACCGTAGTTAATGTAAGAAAATGTAGCTGGTGTTCTAGAGCCTACTTGATTTCCCGTAGCATCAGTAATAACACTTCCGTCTCTTAAAAGCCTACCTCTTGATGAATAATATTGGTTAGCTATAGATAAATTAACTCGTATTAAAACTTTATTGCTTGTTGAAGCAGGCGTAATGTTACATCTAAGTCCAGTTATTTCGGCAAAATTAGGACCAACAGAAGTAGAAAATGTGTCTTTAAATACAGTTTGTTGTATTTGAATCACATGCCCCGGTATAATCACACCATGACCGCTGGTCTTCTCAACAATGTCATCTACAAAGAGCTTACTCATTGTGCAATCTCCATGACTGTGATTGTTGAGGCACCTCTGGAAGCATTCCCGTTATCTGTATCATATCGTGTCATATTCACTACTATACCATTAGTACTCAAGCACTGTGCTTGTAATTTATAAGTCGTTGCACTTGTTGTAGCAGGCGAATCTAAAAAAGACATACTTGTAGGGGTAGCACTGTATGCTGATGGACTTGTGCCATTTGAATATGGACCAATTGCAGTCATTCTCGCCCTACTACCAGAGGCATCACCTAATGCAAGTGTAGTAGAACCTCTTAATAATCGTATACCAGTGCCTGAATCATAACCAACAATACTTACATCAAACATTATTAAAACTTTACTAGTTGCGTATTTTGGTGCAATTGATACCGATAATCCAGTAATGTCTATCGGGCCAACACTAGTTGTACTAAAGGTGTCAGTTTTAGTTGTACTCAAAACTTGTAATATACAACCAGCAGGCAACTTAACATTTGCGGCTGCGGTTGCACCTTGAATCTCATCTACATTTATTATGGAAGCCATCTATGCCTCACAGTATTGTTAAGTTGCCGTTAACCGTAATCGTGGTTGACGAGCCTATTGTTAGAGGGCCAATCGCCAAGGCATTCTTGGTTGACCCTATTGTTGTGTCGTCTGTAACGCTCTGACCGTTTGTGCGGAACACAGCCGTATCGACCGTTGTGTTTGTTGTCTGGAACTGCGGCGCTGTTATCTCCCCGGCAAACGTACCCCCAGAAGCCTTGCTTACTGTATCAGTTACGGTGAATGCGCGATAGGCTCTAATCACTAGCTCATCGTTTAAGGCCGCGCCTGTTCCTAGCGTTATTGTGTCTCCGCTGCTGGCAGTGAAGTCTGAGCTATCCAGATGCACACCGTTTAGATAAACGTCTACATCAGTCCCACTGAACGCCAGTATAGCACCGTTAGCATCTGCGCCAGTAAATGCAGTCTGACTTGCCGTAGCCACATATTTGAATAGCTGCATGGCGTAGCTGGTTGGCTGGTCTACGGCGCGACCAAAGTAGCGCACAGTAATAACGTCACCGTTGGCAGGGGCTGCGGAGAATGTAAGCGTGTTTGCCTGTGCTGTATAAGCTGCGCTAGACCCCGGCTCCTGAACCACGTTTCCTATAGTTACGACAATGGCCTCTCCACTCACAACGGACTGAGCCAGAGTGAAGGCAGTGGCGCTCCCTGTTCCAGTAAATTTCTGAAATGTTATGTCACCTACGTTTGGGTCTATGCCTATGTATGCCATTTTAAGCCTCAATCTCCATAAAAGTCAGAGTTGATTTAGACGTTATTTCATTGTTGTAATTGTAAAAAACTTCACCTTGATTTTTGTAAACTGTAGTTTTGTAAGTAACTGCGCTAGTGGTTGCTGGACTGTCAAGGTATGAGAAAGCAGCAGTGTTAGTCCCATAACCTGTGGAACTATACAAATTAAGCCCGTATACGTTTGAACTACCTCTAACTAAATAAAGAATAAAATCTTGTGTGTTATTATAAACAATAGCAGAATTGTGAATAATTAAAATTTTACTGCTTGTCGCAGAGGGCGTGATTGACCCTGTTAACCCTGTGTCTACAGAGGCATTATTACTGGACATTTGAAGACCTGTAGTAGATGTAGCTTGAACTACTTGCAACACCTTCCCGCCTACGCCAGAAGCAAAAGAGTCTGATTGCATTTTAGATATAGGCATCTAGTTATTCCTCACAATCACTCAGGCTTGGGGTTATCAGATTTAATTTTAGATACATTCGCTTGCCAAGCCTCTAAACCTTTTTCGGTAATATATTCAAGTTGTTCAGCGTATGTGCCATAGGCTTCTTCTCGCGCTTTGATATAGTCGGCACGATCATCTGCTGGAATTTTAATTTCTTTAGCTGTTGCTGTCCTAGTTTCGCCTGCGGAAAGAAAGCTCGGTTTGGCTCCAGTTTTTGGTGCGTACTGTAGTGCCAAATCATCTAAGTCCCCTTCTGTCATATCTGAGGATAAAACAATTTCCGCCCAGCTATTATCAGGGTATCGCAAAGTAGCAACGCCGTCCTCAATTTTTTCAACATTATATTTGGTCATGCGACCGCTCCATGAACTGTACCAGTGTTATTCATTGTCACTGAGGTTCCGCTAACAGCGGCTCCAGCAGCGCCGCCAGCGCCGCCAGCAGCGCCTGTACCGCTGCTATATGAATTTCCATTCGCGCCAGTTGATCCCGCTACGCCTGCAACAGCGTAGGTCGATCCAGCGCCGCCCGTGCCGCCCGTGCCAGCACCTGTGCCGCCAGCGCTCCCGCTTGAGCCGGACGAATTTGTTTGATTATAGCCTTGTCCCAGCCCACCAGCTCCGCCTGTTCCGGCTGAAGTAGTTGTTTTTGCTTGACGGTATATTTCATATTTCCCGCTACCGCGACTAATACCTCTATGATACTCGTTACTTCCAATTCTTATGTAAGCTGGAAACCCGCTGGCATTACCAATATTACTGGCCCAAATTATATAACTAGTAGAGCCGTTGTAATAAAAATGATAAGTATTGACATTCCAATAATAACCAACTTGAGCCGATCCATTAGTCCAGTTTGCGGCTGGCTCTCTTCCTGACCAAGCTGCTGTATTGTTTACCTCGCCAGAGCCGCCTGCCCCGCCCTGACCGCCACCGCCGCCGCCTCCAGCTATCAGGTTTGTGTTATTTATAGTCACATTAGAGGCCGCGTTAGTAATTGCATTGCCGCCAGCGCCACTATTCGCAGCGCCCCCAGTGCCAAGAACACTGCCAGCATTATCGATAACAAGAGTGCCAGCCATAGTGTTTGCTATTGTCATAGCGGCTGTTCCACCTGTCCCACCAATAGTAACACCAGATGGGATGGTAATTCTTTTTGGTGTAGTCCCTGTCCATACTGAAGAAGTGAACAGGGATGATACAGCCACATTTGTACTATTAGCCAGTGTCACACCAACCTCGCCCTGAAAATACTGCTTCCAACTTCCAGCGTCTTTAACATACGCCTCTTGTACAGCCGTCCACGCCCCACCATGTTTAACATAGTAATTACCACTGGTGACTTCCTTCCAAGTGCCGCTATCGTTAACGTAGAGCGGCATATTAACTTACCTTTAACCAAATGTCCCCATCTTCACCACCAGATGGGCTTGATGTTGATACAGTCCTGTCAGAATTAATGCGGGTGTTTAACTCTGCTAGTCCTCGGTAAACAACGTACACATTGTTTGTGCCAGCGGAGGGTGCTGCATCAAAAATTAAATTAGTTCCTGAAGCAGTGTAAGCCTTTCCAGACCCCGGCTGTTGAGCCACATTATTAACATACACGTTCAGGTCTTCAGAAACATTAACCGGGCGGTTTAATGTAAAAGTTGTAGTTGACGCATTCCCACTGAAATACTGGCTAGTAGGGCTTGCTGGTGTTTGTGATGGCGGTGGTCCTAAATATGCCATTAAAACTACTCCGGTAAATTAGCCATTGCTTCTTCGTTTCGTTTTGCTGCTGTCTTAACAACACCTAACTCAAAGGCTTGTGTCACTTGTGCATCTGCGCCTGTTGCAATAGCAATATCATTCTCGTTACAGTGTGCTACTAACGCGGCAACGATTTCTTCCTGACCAAGACGGGCGCGGTTGTGAAGTGCATTATCAGCCCAGACCTGAACAGTTGAAGTGACATACTCTAAGCTCTTATACTGAGTGTCTGTTAACTCTATCGTGATTGAAGGCATGTGTTTATCCTTTTAATGCAGAAGCCCAATGCTAATGAAGTTGTTAGAATTAGCTGAAAGGTCAGAATAGGTGGTGTGATAACCCACCCCGCAAGTGTCATTCGCAGCAAGGCTTAATATTATGTTTGCGTTGTTTGCGTTGTAAGTGCCATTTGTAGATGAGTCTGGCTGGTCCCAAAAGACGCATATGTTTGTGCTATTTTTATAAAGATACATACCACACCACGCATTGTAGGTTACTTTGTGGCCAGCTTTCATCAATATGTAATATCTACCAGCAACAGGGGCTGTAAAAAATCCTCCACCAGAGTCATTGTTAAAGTGACTTCCTATGTTAAATAAAACACTATTCCATCTTTTATAACGAACACTTGTAGCTGGTTCAGCGCCGCTAGTACCTAAAATAGGTGACGTTGCAACGAACAAAGGCTGATTAGGGATTGTAGTGCGACCACTGCTATCTATGGTTGCCCTTACACCACCACCAGTTAAAAGTTCCATCGCGTTAGAGGAATTGGCTCTAATCGCTAAATTTTCAGCCGCACTGGCATCTTGCATTGCAAAGTAAGAAGCATTCGGCAAAACCAGTTTGTTGGTCATACTGGTCACGCCAATACCTACTCTTTCTGACGAATCAATTGTAATAGCAGTGGCATCAGAATTGTCATCAATTCCAGTGTTAAGTTGATTTCTACCAATAGTGCTAAGTGCCATTATGTAATCTCCAGCACACTCAGAACTGCATCACAGGAATTGTCTTGTGACGCATATACTATCAAAACATCTGTAGCGTTCATCACTATTTTCTGGTCGCCGCCAACGGCAACAAGTGATGAACCCACAGGCACAATGGCACCCTTTACGATGTGTCTTAAATTAGTTGTGCTATTTACACCGCCATCGTGAAGCTCAACCGTAACAGTTATCGAAACCGACAATGTGTTAGCAATGTTCAGACCAATGATTGTTGTCTCTGTACCACTTGGACAGGTGTACAAGGTCGTTTTCCCCGTTGAGGATGTGTCAATATTTTGCGCCGAAAATGTTTTAAATGCGTTTGCCATTTTTCTATCCTAACGCTATTGCAAATGCCAGCGCATTTGGGTCTGTTTCAGTTACGTTTTGAAACGATAAAGTGCCGGAGCCGTTTGTTGTCATCACCTGACCATTTGTACCATCTGTGGCAGGTAGAGTAAATGTGACATTAGAAGCCACAGTTGCTGGCGCTTGTAGTTTAACAGAGTGGCTATCGTCGTCATCCTGAAACTTCAGAACATCAACGCCACTTGTCCCGTCGGCAAACTCTTTTAAATGACTGGCTAATTCTCTGAAGGCGTCGTTAACTTCAGACGGCATCATGGCCTCGCTTGTGCGCACGTCGCCAATTACAGTGTTGTTAGCGGCAGTTGCGTCATATTCCGTCAGCTTATCGCGTGCCATAAAAATCTCCTATGCGGATGCTCCGTAAAAGTCGCTCAAAGATAATGCGCCATTTGCTGGCACAGATGTATTTCCGGCAACGGTTATAGAACTGTTACTAGTTGTACTGCCCCCAACATAAACAGTAATTGCCGCCCAGCCAGAAGATGGGCCGCTTCCAACCATTCGTATTACCTGCCCAGATCCTAGAGATAGCGTGTTACTTGCCGAAGCTGTTTGATTATAGCCCGGTGATAAAGTGTGCGATCTGACCAGACTGCCGTTGGCGTACATGCTAACAGTGGCTGACCCAACCCCTTGTATGTAATAGGCGACATAATAATTGTAGGTTCCAGTTTGGTTAACGGTAAAGTTTCTATCCATAGTAATTGTGCTACCGTTGTCACCCCAAAGCGCTTGAGTGTAAAGACGCCCAAAAGTGTTTATCTGCGGGTCATAGCCGCCGATGGCGGGGTATCTACGATTAGAAGAGTTACTGCCGCCAAGACTAGATGCGGTGACAGCCAGTGACGTCGTGTTTGGCACAAGCGAGCCGCCGCTGTAAAACTCAGACAGCGAGTGGGGCTGAGTGTCGCTAAACTCTGTGCCTAAGTCGCTTAGGCTTATAGCTCCAGACGCTTGCAGGGTCATTAGATAGTTCCATAAGCTGTTACGTTTCCAATTACAGTCAGGTCACCCGCGCTAGACAACTTCATGGCGTCTGTGCCGCTATATGTGAAAAGCAGGTTGTTTGAGCCGTCCATTGTTATTGTCCAGTTGCCAAAATTAACTGCGCTGCCCCAGCTTAATACGCCTGCGCCGTTTGTCTGTAAAACTTGATTTGCAGATCCTGCACCGTCGGGCAAGGTCAAGGTGGTGTTTGCAGTAACAGACGATGGCGCTTGTATTTTAATAGAGTGGCTTTTGTCGTCGTCATGCAAGCTTAATACGTCAATGCCAGCCGTGCCGTCTGAAAAATCCTTGAGGTGCGCCATTTGCTCCCGAATGGCGTTGTTTATGTCACTAGGGACCATCACGCCTTCTGACAGGTTAATGCTGTCTATGTCGGTGTTAGAAGCCGCTGTTGCGCTATACTCGGAAATCTGTGTCTTTGGCATTCTGTTCTCCGTTAATCCTTAGCTAGTTATAGCATAATTCTAGCGCACACGCACCGCACGTCCGTCAGGCGTAAACGCAATTACTTGATCGACGCCCTGACTGTTTGTGATTGTCTCGTACCTAACGCCGTCATCCGCTTGGGCTTGCTGAATCATTGGCCCCGCTTGCTGAGACAGAAGGCCAGCGGTTGCTGGCGAGCGCATAGTTGCTCCAGCGCCTTGCATTAGACCTGGTATGTCGCGCCCAAATTTTCTTGTGCCAGCCAAGATAGCCTGACCCAATGGCGAGTAAACCGCCCCTGTTCCGCCCGCCACTAACCCTGTTGTGACAGGGTCGAGGAAGGCACCGCTGCCAAGCGTACCCATTGTAAGCGCCAAACGACCTGCTGTTCCGCTGTCACCAATTTTTGTGCCTATAACGTCTGCGCCAGTTTCTGCGAGCCGCTGCATACGCCCCTCGCCCTTGGCAAGCACAGAAGGCGAGCGCCGTGACTGCGCGTAAACTTTTTCTAGCAATTTTGCAGGGGTAACTTCACCGGACATACCCTTTGAGGCAGCGGCCATTTGCATAGGCTTGAACCTAGAATATGCCGTGTCAATATTGGCTAGTTTTCCAGCTTTGTCAGGGTTAAACCTTCCAAGCGTCGTCGTCAGCTCCTCAGCCGCATCGCTCAACGCTTCGCCCAGCTCACGCTGATAGGCGTCTTGTGAAGTCATAAATTTATATGCCCTCTGGCGTAACGCGCTCTGTGCCTCTTTAAAGGCAGAACCGGTAAGCCTTCCATCCTTCGTCCTGTCGCCAAGTTCTTTCATTATTATTTGGGAATACAATCCAGCTTCTTGCTTGGGCAAAGTTGCGGCAACATCAGGTATCTGGGTAATGATCTGATTTGGAGACGGTATGTTAACGTCTTTCAAAACGTCGTCGTATGCCTTACTAATTATGCCTTGAGCTTTAATATAAGCGTCACGGCCTTTTACGCCCTTTGGCAATTTTTCTCCAAGTGGGGCTAGAGCCTCATCGTATGATGCCCTTTCAAATCCAGTAACAGCTCGACGGCGAGCGCCACCAATCAAAAAGTCAAGAACCGGAAGGCCAGCTAGACGCTCCTCAACGCCACCAGTTATCCCGCCAAACTTTTGCCCGACTGTCAAAGGCACGCCCTTTTTAATAAGCTCTGCGGCTCCTGCGGTAACGGCGGGTGCTGCTTTTTGCAGACCCGCACCAAGCGCAGCGGATATTGCCATTGATTCTGGCACATCGCTCATTTCTTCTGCCGCGCCAGCGCCATATAGGGCGCTCGCACCCGCCACCTGAGCTGGCTTGCCTGTTGCGATCCTTGTTGTTTTTGGTGCAGCCGTAGCAATTTTTTGTCCAGCCTGAGCAGCCTTTTGAGCCGCAAAATCGGCTAATGGCTTATTAATCATTTCGGCACCCTTGACGATGCCTTTGCCAGCAAGTTTTGCCACACCCATTGGCATAGCTATAGAAGACGCAATTTCTGAGCCGTAAGCTGTTTTCGGATATTCTTTACGAAACTGATCAAGCTCTTTGCGAACCTGATCCCGCGCCTGCTTGTATGTTTGGTCGCCTAATATGCTTCTAATATATGCCTCAGCCTCGTCAGCCGTGCCAAACGTGATGCCCTGACCAATTGACCGAGCAAGGCCAGTGGCAAACTGTATCGGGTTATACCCGCCAACTGATGGCGTTTCTTCTGACGCTTGTGCAGAGTTCAGCTTTGCTATTTCGTCTTGAGTTGCTTCGCGAATACCCATATCAATCCACCGCCAATACTTTGCCTTCAGGGGTTTTGTAATAAGACACGCCGCCTATTCTCTCCATAAACACTGACCCCTTTGGAAGTTGGTCTATGTCAGACGGCTTCATTTTTTTCTGCATATAAGAAAAAGCGCCGCCAGATTGCGCCTTCATGCTCTCTATTGCTGTCTTTCTGGCAATTCTTTTTTGCTCTATAACAGCCGCGCTTTCTCCGGGTTGCGGAAAATATTTTAAGTCTTCATTTTTAAATTCTGTATCAGAAATAGCGGCACCTGATTCCTTACGCAAAACAGCAGTAATAAAATTCATTTTTGCCGCTAAATACTGTTGACCGGCATCAGATAGCGCAGAACCCCTAATTGCTAAGGGTAATTGGTTGGCGGCGAAGTCTCTCATGTTAGAAGGGTCATAACCTCCAGCCGTTACATTTTCAAATGTTGAAGTAGATTCAATCATTCTGTTGGTGAAGGCTGCGGCTAGTTTTTCGTCGTTATTAAATGTTGGCGCTTCTGTTCCAATAACTTTTTCACCCGCCTCAACCCCTTCTGGGACAGGAAACCCTGTTAAATCCATACCCGGAATTGTTACCGTTGTTACGGTGCCGTCTGTTGCAGTTCTGGTTTCTGGCCTTGGTTGAGACAGCCGCTGCCAAGACATACCATAAGCTGCTTTTTGAGTAGGCGAGGCAGTGCCGTTAGCAACCTTTGGACCTAAATTTAAAACATTATTGCTGTCTTGAGCTGCAAGGCTAGTCCCCTTAAATCCTTGACCGGCCTTTCCCAACTCAGTTTTTATTTTTGCTTCTGTTAAAAGTT